GAGACAGTTAAAATTTGCCCTACTGCACCCATAGACGTTTGAGTTACAGTAGTACCTTCTTTTTGAATTTCTAACTTTCTTTTTTCTAACTTCTCTCTTTCTTTAGCAATTTCTTGTTCTAATGTTAATACTTGCTTTTGCTTTTCAACAATAAAATCTTGTGCTGCTCTTGCTTTTGCAGCTTTCTCAATAGCTACTGATAATCTTGTATAAGCATCTCCAACATTACCTGCAAGTAATTGCTCATCAGTAAGGTTTGACAAATAAGTGCCATATAAACCTCTTGCTTTTTCAATTGCATTATTCCTGACATTCATAGACAAATTCGTATTAGACATTGTCTTGAATAGCAGGTCAAGTTCTGTTTTTTCTTTTGCTAAAGTAGCAATATAATCATCGTTTGCTTTTTTTGCACCTTCCATTGCCTCCTTACTATCCCCCAACCCTCTTGTCCAGTTCCCAAATCCTAATTGAGCAAACTGCAATCCAGCAACAAGTGCCGAAATACCTAAACCTAATGCGCCAGCAGCAGGAAGGATATTAGTTAAGTTGTTGGCAATCGCATTAAAACCATACGGCAAGTCTTGTATAACCCTACTAACACCTGTAAAGTTTGTACCCAACTTCTTTACCTCCTTCCCTGTATTATCTGCTGCATTCTCTACCCCATCAAGAGATAGGATAGTTTGCTTCATAGCTTCAATGGCTTTCTTGTTGTCAGCACTAATTAATATTTCGAGTTTTTCAGGTGCCATTGCTTTATTTTAATGCTTCAGATAATTTCTTCATATTTTCGATAAACTGCTCCTGTGTCAATCTCTCCCCTCTATCCGGTTGCTCGTCCGTTGACAAAGGTAAGAAATCTGTTATGCTTTTGCGCCCCTTCGTGTCCGTGTTCGTGCAGTACATAACATAAGCTATCAACCTTGCCCTTTGCCATTCCGCTAACTGCTTCGCTTCATAGGCTTTGCGATATAATAAAAAATCTCGCCAGCGAATAGACCAAAACTGCTCAATAGTCAGGCCCGATTCAATGGCGAGAATTATAACCTCATCCCAGGTCTTATCCCGATGGTTTAACTTTTTTTTTCTTCCTCCGGTACGTTTTTATCAGCAGGTATATCCGGCACCATTGCCTTCATAGTGTACTGGATGAATTCAAGTACCTGCGAACCTGTGAACTGCAATCCACCACCTTCATCAATCAACTGCGATGCTTCCCTTTCGCTTATCACCTTGCCGGCTCCTTCACTTGCCGCCTGAATCATTGTGATAACGTGCTTAAAGGTTAAGGATTGCCCATCGTACATTTCCAACATCTTACCTATTGGCAAGTTGCCATTCATTTCACAGAATCGGTGCATCGCCCAGTTATTCCAAATTAAACTAACAATGCCCGTTGAAGTTTTTAACTCAAATGGTACGGGCATAAATTAGTATGTCTTTGTTTGGGTAAGTGGTGCATTCTGTACCTGAAATTCAGCATCGAATTTCAGCAGGTCTTTGTCAGTTGCATCCAATGAAAGCGAAGTGACAAAGATGTTACCGCTATAAACGATGTCGCCTGATACCGGAACGGCAGGTCCGAAACGTGCAGGAACTGAATCCCGGTTAACAAGCATCTGATACAAACGGTCATAGCTTTCACGGCTACCTGTACCAGTTTGATCAATAGCATTACCACTGCAACTGATTGTTTGACTAACGGAATTACCGGGAAGTTGCTCATCTCCACACTTACTATCTGCATCAATGGCATCACGGGTGATCTCCATTGAGTTTGATGTAAGGCAAGCAACAACAAGGAAAGAACCATTTCTGTCGAAATCTAACTGAAGGATAATGTCCCTCGCATTTACAAAAGTGTAACTCATATTTATTGTGTTTGACTGATTATAAATTCATAACGCAAAATTACGCGAAAAGTGTTATCAAATGGATCCAAGTCTTCGAGGTTAGTTACCGATGCCAAAACCACATTTTTACAATCCCATCCCACAGGTAACACCACCACCGTATCACTATTCACCGCACCCATCACCGCATCCGCTATTTGCTCCGCACGTTTGAACCCAAAGTTACTACTTTTAGTTGTTATATCTATGTTGACGGAAACCATGTTAATATACCCTTCCTTCCCTTGCTCTTGCCCAGATGTTCTGCCGGTGATAGTAATGTATTCAGCCGGCACCATTGCAGGCACCATAGCATCGTAAACATCAATGTAGGAGTATGCGGCAAGTTGGGTAACTAACCACTGTTTAATCGGTATGGCAGGGTTTTTCATTATCATTTGCGCAACAAATTTTGAATCCGCTTAATTAGTTTCGGTCTTTCCATTTCATAGGCAGGAATTAGGAAGGGTTGGGCTTTGATACCATTCGACAACACAAAGTACATTATAGTAGCTGCAAGTTGGTCAGCTTGTTTATCTTGAATCTCTCTATCTTTCTTTTTGCCTGTCCTTCGCCCTGTTTTTTCGCTATACGTTCCTACAAACTTTTTTTTCTTCACATATCTTTTGAAATGCTCTAACAATTCTTTATGGTCAACGCTCCCTCCACTTTGCTTAAATCTTGCAGCAAATTTGTGATATTTAGAGTCAACCCTATCCCCGTCTTTTGTTACGAAAACCCAATGCCCAGTTCCAAATTCAATAAAAGGTGCATATTTTAATTCTGAATAAACATATTTTTTCAACGGCTCACCAATATTGTGCTTTATTGATTGTCGTAATTTACCATCAAAACTAGGTGCTAATTCTTTAGCGGTCTTTTCAATGGTTAGTGCAGAGGCATTCATCTCTTTGCTCAAATCTTTGCTAACTTTAACTGCTGCAATAGCAAACATTCGCCTAACTGCCTTCCCCCCTAATATATCGAGACTCGCTTTAGCCATTACTTAAAGATTTGTATTTCTAAATATTCGTCCTTGTTCTCCACATTAGTAATAGAGTGTATGCTATATTGCTCACCACCTATTTCTAATCTGTATGTTTGGTCAATGGTGAGGGGGTAGCGCACGAATACAGTAGCAGATGCCGTGTAGCTCACTTGCGCTGCGATCAAAGAACGGCTATCGCCTAATGGAATAAACATACCCCAAATGGTACCGACATTCGCATAGGTAACCGTAAAGCCCCCCTCACCATCGCTCACCTGTGTAGGTGCAAGTACATTAATCGGCTCATGCAGTAATTCTGCTGATAAGTAGTTCGGTCTTGTTCCCTTTAACCTCATAGTATTGGCGATTGACGGGTGAACTGCTGACACGCTCTCCATGCTTTCTCACAGATGCCCATACCTTCTGCACCTGCCCCCCTATTTTCATACATATAATTTAATTGGTCAAGAATGGCAAACTTCAAAGCAGCAGGTACATGAGTATATCCTACCGTATATTCTGCTCTCATGTTCTCAATCTGTGGAAAAGTAATTCGTGGATAATTACCGCCTATGATGCGTTTGTCAGTTAATACGGTACCTGTATAATCATCGTACAAGGTAATATCGGAAGTGATCGGGCCGTATGGCAGTTGATAGGCACCGCCTTTGTTACTGAACCATACCTTCACCTGCTTTGTTATGATGCTGATGCCTGCGGCATCTTCGATTATCTTTCTTGCAGAACTAATGAGTTGCGCAACCTGTGCATCTTCGCTTGTATGGCTAACCCTAATGTATAGTTTCGCTTCTGCAAGTGTTACAGGCTCCGCATAGCTTACCTCCGTTACCTGCGAATCTATCGTAAAAGAGTAGTTACCCATTGTTCAAAGTTTATTAATTTGTCATGCGGCCTTAACTCATCTGCTCTGTCAAATGCCGCTTTGCTGCAAAGTTCGTAATTATTCATCACATTTTGTATGGCCTGAACCCATTGATGAGGTCGGTCAGGGCTGCAATAGATACCGGCATCGCCACAATTCTCACGAAGTGCAGGTAAATCACTTACAATGCAAGGGATCCCCGATGCCATTGCTTCCGTTGCAGTTCTTCCCCAACTTTCATACTGTGAAGGCATCAAAAGTATCTTTGTTCGATTATACACATTCCTTACATCCGGCTGATTACCCCAGATGGTTACATTTTGTAACCGGTTGTAAATCTGTTCGCCATACCCACCTTGTACTGCTAAAAATTTATACTCCGGCATCATTTGCGCCACTTCATAAAATAGTTCTGCACCCTTATTCCTGTTAATATTAATGAGTGTTATTTCTTCCCCCCTATCAACCCTGTAATGGTCAATATTCACCGGGGGTTGAAGGATGAATGAATTGTTGGGATATTTTCCATGTTCACTCCCCCAATGCGAGTTATACACAACATTTATATGCTGATTCCGCCTAACGGAAATATAGTTAAAGGTATTGTGCGCAAACCATACGGCAGGCTTCTTTGTCTTCTTGCAGTCATCTGCCACATCTGCTGCAAAATCTAATTGAGTGAAAATTACATCCGCCCAATCATGATGGAAGTACCAATCATGGCTGCGATTAAATACTGGTATTCCTTCGTACTCGTAATACTCATTGTTCATTGCGGATGTCATAACCTTTACGAGATGGCCACGCTCCATTAACCACTTGTTTATTTCGTGAGCATTCCATTCCGAGCCGGACTTTGCCTTCGGGAGATATTGTTGAACGTGCCACAA